CGAACAATGTTGAGTTGGATTTGGGAATTTCACCCAATGATGTATTATTTAAGAAAGTTGCTAGGTTAACTTTCATTGTTCCGGACATATAATTGTCTAGATTATCCATTGGATCCACATTACCAGAACCAAATGTCAATGAAAAATACCCTTCAGGTGAATATTCGGAATAGAATTTCTTAGTAACTTTAACATAATCACCAGCTTTAAAATTATCACTATCTGATGCTGATGTTGAATTTTCCACAAATACCTTATCATCCATCAATGTCTTTACTTCATACCATTTATTTACGGTGGACATAAATTCGTCAGATGTTGGATTGGCGTTATACCCAGTGCCATCTTTATGAATAACAGATGTGACCCCTAAAACGTTTCTTTCGGGAAGATATAATTTTAAAAATGGTTTTTGATCGACATCGGTAATAACCTTTCTATAAATTCTCGTTATTCCATTGATAACTGCTTCTCTTTTAGTAATAGTATATGATATGAGTTTATTATTACTATTAAAATTTGGTATTTTTAATCTATTTGATTCACCTCTACTATTAAATGGACTTGAGAAATCTATATCTTCAACAGTTTCAAAAACCTGTCCACCTCCAGATACTTGTGCTCCCGCTTTTAATATTCCTTCATACCTTTCATCCTCTTTATCTCTATTTACAGGTACGTTTATACTGAAATCACAGAGTGCAACTGATGGTCTAGATCCTGGTAATCTAAGTGCATATGTTTTTGCAATATGGAATAGTGATTTTCTTTCCTGTGCAAAGTCCAACATTGTTTCTTGCCATACTCTATCAATATGGAAATGTAGGTTATCCGACACCGCAGCATTTAAATCCAATAATACTGAATAAATGGATGCGTCGTTAAAATTGGAAACTAAATCGGGATAATATTGTTTTGTTAATTTTACCAATTCATCTCTAAGACTGGCAAAATCCCTTACTCCGTATGATATTTGTTTTGACATATTTTTATTTATTAAGCGTAATATGATTGATATACATTATTTGTTAAACCAAAATCAATTAAAACTATTGCATCACCCTCTGGTCTATGAACTAACCCCCACGAATTCATTTTACTCAAATCTCCATCTGGTGAATTTGAATTTATCATAAAATCTACAACATCTGCAACATATTCATTACTATCTAATTGTTCTTTTAGTTCAGGGTCGATATGAAACATTGACCTTCTACCGTTATTTTCATCATTTTTATTTTTAAGATATACCCATAAATCTTTAAAATTCATTCCCCACAGTCTTTGAAAGTCATTGGATTTAACTCTATACGCCACTTCCATTTCTACCCAGTAACTATTATCCCTATCATAATCAAAAATTTTAGCCAACATATCTTCAAAGTAATAATCATCAGCCCAATCTATTTCAGCTTCATTTTGGGCAATACCTTTTTTATTTTTTGCAAGTTTTAATACTTTATCGTTATCAACTCTATAAACCACTCGTGATGACCCTCTACCTAATGGTTTTCCCAAATGAGTTTCGGCATATCTTAATTTCTCAGCGTAACTCCTCATATTTTTAAAACTAAAAATATCAAAATTAACTGGGTAATCTTCAGCTAATTCTGCTTCATTAAATCCCTCAAGTACATCTCGTGATTCCGTTATAATATCACATAATTTTATTCGTCCCATTAGATGTTAATTATAATAAAATCTGATGTGGAAAACGCACCATTATTAACTGTGTAATCTATTTTAACTCGCGCCGTATAAGGTTTAGATGGATTATCTGATACTCTAAAAAGTCTCTCATCTTCCGCTTCTTGCGGTGATTGCGATGTATTAGGGTCATCTTCCGCTGACATTACGTCTATTGAATTTATGTCTAAATTTGGGATATATTTTCTAACCCCTTCTCTTATTTCATCTTCAATGTGATTAAACGATACGACATCATTTTGTTCAAAAATAAATTCATACAATCTTGTACCAAAATCAGGTAAAAAATATCTACTACCTTTTCTTGTTAACAATAAATGTATTAGATCTGCCCTAACTTCACGCTCTGGTGTAGCCGTCATTTTTAAATAACTACCAACTGTACTATCCCTAAATGGGTAATCTATTCCGTATGTTGCCATATTTCATAAATATAATGAAATAAAAAAGATAATTATATAGAAAATAAAAAACCCGTCGAATTCGACGGGTTTAGAATTATTCTTCAGGAAATAATTCATCCAATACCTCCTGTTCTTCTAAATCTCTTTGTGGTTTTAATTTCATTGCGACTTCGTAATCTTCTTCACTTCTCATTTGAAGATATTCGTCATATTCGTCAATGTCTTGATATGTCCTCATTCCTCAAATATTAACTCTTTTATTTTTAGTTTATAAGTTTCATGAAAATCCAATTCAATAAGTTCCTTGAGATAATTGAGTACACGTTTTTTCTCGTCTTTAATCTCTTTCTTTGTTTGTGTTACTTTTATATCTGAATCTTCAGATTTATATGTAACTTCTATATACATCGTTCTTCTTCCCATATCAACCACATTTTGAATTTCCACACGCCATACAGGTTAAACATCCTTCTTTAAATTCGAGATGATCACTTCCACACTCAGGACATGTTCCCTTAGCTTTAGATCCGTCTTTGATATATTTCTTTATTACACGAACCACACCATTTTTCCATGTTGTAATATTATCTTCTTTAAAGTTAAGAGAATCAACCAATTCATATACATACACTATTGGCATTTTATGTCTGAGAACACCTGACATCATTTTTGCATAATTCCAGAACTCTGGATTAAAAGCATGATTCAAACCAATATGTACTTGTTTATTTCCATCGTTATCAATATATTCGATGTCATATCTTTTTATTTTAATTGGCTTACCTTCCTCATCTACACCATCAACAATATTTTTTACAACTTCACATTCTTTAACAGTTGGGGATAAAGTACTTAATCCATTTTCAAGTTTTCCTGTGAAAATTTCATAAGGTCTACCATCTTTCAACCCTACAACTGCAATCCATTTTTCCAAATTATTCTGAAAACGATGTATTTCACCTTTTAATCTCTTTGGTCTCTTAGGTACATGAATCTCAGTTGGTTCTTCTTTCTTTTCTGAACCTGTTAAAAGAACACCACTACGACTACCATCACGGTATACAGTCATTCCTTTACAACCAGATCTCCAACCTGTTTCATATACCTGCGCCACTAACTCTTCAGTAACATTTTCTGGTAGATTAACAGTAACAGATATACTATGATCAATGTTTTTCTGAAGACGACCTTGCATCTCCACCTTCTTAATCCAATCTACATCATTCGCAGTTGCTTTATAATATGGTGATTGTTTAACAACTTCATTAAGTTCATCATCATCCATACCTTTTACAACCTCAACATCATATTCTTTTACTTTCAACCACATTTCAAATTTATGATGGAACACAGGATATTCTTGCCATGTAACACCTTCTTCATCAGTAAAATCAACACGAGTGTTTTTTTCCTGTGAATTAATTTTTCTACGTCTTTTATAAAAAGAAGAAAAAGTTGGTTCAATTCCAGAAGTGGTTTGGGTCATAATGCTCGCTGTACCTGTCGGGGCGATAGTAAGTAATGCAATATTTCTACGACCATATATAAACATATCCTTATATAATTCGGTATCCTCTTCTTTAATCCTACAAATAAAGGGATTTTCACTTTCACGTTGTGGTTCATAAATTGGAAACGCACCACGCTCTTTTGCCATTATAACCGATGATCGGATAGCGGTTAATTTAAGTGTTTTATGTACTTCGACGCTAAAATCCGTTGCTTTATCTGTACCATATCTCAACCCTAGACCAGCTAACATATCACCCTCTCCTGTAACTCCAAGACCTGTTCTACGACCTCTAATTGTTTTATCCTTAATTCGTTCCCAAAGTCTCATCTCAACTAATTTCAATGATTCGTCTTCTGGATCTGACTTAATTTTTGCTAATATTGCATCAATTTTTTCAATCTCCAAATCAATGATGTCATCCATATATCTTTGAGCCTTTATTACATCATCCCTAAAAAGCATCCAATCAAATTCAGCATTATCCGTAAATGGATTCATAACATATCCAAATAAATTTATTGCCAATAAACGACAACTATCATCGGCACAGAGAGGTATTTCACCGCAATTATGAACAATAACACCATTTGCTTCAAACTGATGATCTCTTGTAATTTGACAATCATAAACATCAGAAGTTCCACAGGAATTAATTGAAACAATCTCATCGACAAACGATTCAGAATATAAACCTCTTTTACTTAATCTTAAAATTGATATATCAAGTTTAGTATACTTTTCCTCGTCAGTAAAATTTATCCTTTTCTGGAATTCTAATACATTATTTTTAGATATCACTAATTCGTGGCATGATTGAATTAAATACTCTTTTCTACCTCCTTTACCGTCAGGCATCTCTCTCATCTGTTTACTTCTTCTATTTTCATAAACGGTTGAGATAATTCCTAATCTTGATAACATTCTTTGAACTAAATTACATAATTCTATTTTAGATGATGATAATCTCACATTGATACCTTTATCTTTATTATGTGAAACTGTTCCATCTGCGTCAAATAATCCTGATATAAATCCTCTATAAAAATCAGATGATAATTTTTCAATTATTTCATTATTAATTTCTTTATTTGAAAATATACCAAATTCTTCTCCAATAATTTTTAGTTCTGAACTTTTAACTCCTTCAACTAATATATCTGGATTTTTAACCATTCCTAAATCAGATCTATGCGGTAAATTATTTTTAATGAACTTAACGGCTTGTTTTTTCATATTCGATTTATTGGTTCCCCAATACTTTAATGAATATGTATTCTCTGATAATGTTCCGTCACCGACAAAATTACCCAAAAGCCATCCAATCTCAAAATTACCTTTACCATTCCATTCGACATTACGATTGTTACCCAACGAAATTTTATCACCAATATTTAAATTTTTTATTTCAGACCATTCGTATTCCGTTTTATACCGAGTTTTGTTTGTGATGATTTTAATTTTATGATTATCTGTACCTTCTAAAGTATAACCCTTTTTAGTTTTTATTTTAAATATCTCCTTATTACCAGTATAAAAAAATCCTTTATGTGTTGAAAGATCTTTAACTCCATTTGTTAAAGTAAAAAATGAATGACCGATAAGATTTTTAATTTGACGGGGTCCTGAAGATGTCATAATCCAAACATTATCTGGAAGACACGGATTTGTACTTATTGTTTTATACCCTAAATCAACATAACAATCAGGAACACTTTCTTCTATAATTCTATCCCAAAAAAGAACACCAGGCTCTGCGGATTTCCAGGCATTATGAATAATTTTTTTCCAGAGTTTTTGAGCATCAATTACTTTAGTATACTTTGGTTCACCTGTTATTGGATATTGTTGAGTATATGGGGTATTCGCCATTACAGCTTCCATAAAATCATCATGTATTTTAACAGAAACATTAGCCCCCGTTACTGTCCCTTTAGTCATTTTAGCGTCAATAAAGGATTCGGAATCTGGGTGCCGTATTGATATACTTTCCATTAAAGCACCTCTTCGTCCATCTTGAGCAACCTCTTTAGTACTACGGGAAAATCTTTCCATAAATGGGACGACACCCGTTGATGTGATTGCACTATTTTTTACAGGACTTCCAGATGGGCGAACAAATGAAAGATCAACACCCACACCACCTCGTCTCTTTTCCAATTGTACTAGTTCTTGGTCGAGTTTCATAATACCACCATAACTATCAGATTCTCCGTCATTTCCAATTACGAAGCAATTGCTGAGTGAAACAACTTGAAAATTATTACCAATTCCCGACATCGGGGATCCTTGTGGAACTATTCTTTCGAAATTTTTAAGGGTGTTATAAATCTCATCTTCTGAAAGTGGGTTTTGATATTTCCTTTCAATTCTTGCTAGCTCTTTGGCGATTCTCCGATGCATATCATTAGGAGTTAATTCATAATAATTTTTATCATCTTTCAGACAATATTTCCTTGTCCATACATCGGCTGCCAATTCATCACCGTTAAAATATTCGAGGGTTGCTTTTAATACTTCTTCTTTAGTATATTTTTTATATTCGTTTTCTATCATAGATTTATTTGTTTATGGGTTCCAATTATATTTTACATACTTCCTATAATGGTATTTACCCAGAATTAACCTCTACTGTTTCTAAATGTTTTATAGTTTCTTTCATTTGTCGTTCTTTGGCTAATTGAGTTAACCTTTGTCTATTTTTTTCCTCTTGGGTTGTTTCAACAGTACCTACGGCGCTAGCAACACTTACACCTGCTGGTGGGGGTGTCACATGAATTGGCTTATCAAAATCTTTATTCGGAGATATTTCATTCTTAATCGCTTCTTTCTTATGTTTCATTTCTTCTTTTATGATAAGAGATTTTCTATATACATCCAAAATATGTTCATTCCTTTCTTCAGCCTTTACTTCTGCGTGGCCAAGAAGGGTATTCTGTGTATCGGTGTCAATATCCATCAATTCATTATTGAATTTACAATTTCCAAAAACAACTCCGTCTTTACCGATACGGCTTTTAAGTAATGTAACCGTAGCTAAATTATTTTCTTTCTGTTCAAGTGACTTACCAATTGATATAATAACATGACCAATTTGAGCTTTTTTAATTGAACCACCCATCTGGTCAGTTGTAACAACCTCAGAAGAAATACTCTCACGATTACCCTGAGTTGCTGTCCATATGGCAATATTAAATTCATCAGTCATTGCTTCTAGACTTCTCATGATAGCGCCTTCACCCTTCCATTCTTCACCCATAGATGTGCTTTCGCCAGCTATACAATCAACATAATCAAGAACTAATAGATCTATTTTAAGACCTTCAGATTCCAATTTCCTCAGTTTATTTTTAATGTCGCTAATCGAAAGAGTTCCCGACGGATACTTAACCATTTTAAGGAAATTTTTCTTTTTACTTTGCATGTCTTCTACCATGCCAACGATTTCAACTTTAGATTTGGGTTGTTCATCGGGTGTAATATTCGTCCAAACAGCATAATGCTTCCTACGAATATCTCTCATACTATCCTCAAAAAATATTTGTAATACATTTGACCCTGTGTTATATGCGGTATTAGCAACCTTGGTCAACCATGTTGTTTTACCAATTCCTGTCGGTGCTAGTAACACTGCCATCTCACCTTTTGCCATTCCACCTTTAAGAAGATTATCAATACCTTTAATTCCTGTTGGGATTGGTACTCTGGAATCTTCATCCAGCGATTCTGCTACCCCTTCACTAATATCGACTACCTCATCAGTTGTTGCTCCAACTTGTAATGCGGTTTGGATTTTTTGTTCAATTTTATCATAATTTTCAAAATCTCCATTGTTCATTATTTCTTCAGCTTCCTTTAATGTCTTTTTTAAGACCTGCTGACGACAAAATTTGAGAGATGTGTCTTTAATATAGTTTGCATCTTCTAAAATTTTCTCTTCAATACCTTTTAATGTATCAAGATTAATCTTAGCTGATGTTTCAGAATTTTCTGCCAGAATTTTCTGCGATAATGTTTCATAATTGGGGATAACTTTGAACTTATTATAAAGTTCTTTTATGTTCTCCATAATATATTTGAAGTAAGGACCATCGAAATACTTACTTTCAATTACATCAACTATTGTTATGGCAAACTTTTTATCTTCAATTATGGTTTTTAGAAGTGACTGTTGAAAAGTTGTTCCTAAATATCCAAAGTTTTTTTCGCTCATTGTATTTTACTCCTATTTTAACTCATATTGAAGGTATCTTTTATTTAATTTCCTAGCAGATAGAACGTTTGTTATTTCTGCTAAAATATTTCGAACCTTCGGTCTAATATCTACCGCATATCTTACTTTTGGGTGATAAATGTGAGCCGGGAAAATCCTAGAAATAAATAGTTCCTCACCTAGTTTTATTCGCAATAAAAAGTGTTCTTCTTTAAAGTTTTTTATTTCCTCAGCCCGTTGTTCTTCGGACACAATTTCTGGGTTTTCACACATAATATCCTCAGTTTTAGTTTGTAAATCTCGAGCAATTTCTCTACATATTGAAGACACACATTCATAGAGATCCACCGAGTTTTTCGCCTGTGGATTATAGTGACTAACATTAAAAAATCTCTGTATTACAATGTTTTTTTCAAGAGTTAAAATAAACTCGAATTTTGTTATGTCCTGATTTTGCATAATCTTATTTTTTTAAAAATTTTAAATATTTTTTATTTTTTTCTTTTCGCGTTAATCTGAGGAAAGGGTTGAGAAATTTTATCCATGCATCATCCGATTTAGGTAATACATTAAATAACCCATCTTCCATCATCATTTTCATTGTGTTTTTATATGACCTACCTTCGGGGTCAAGATTTTCATTAATCAATAAGTTTATGTTTTCACGCGCTTCATCTGTTAAAATAGGTTCGTCAAGGCTTACAATACTACTATTTACGGTGAAGAATTCATCTCCAAAAACACCATATTTAGTAACCCCTGTAATAAGATTCTGTATAATTTTACTTTCTTTATCCTGTTCGAATAAAAAGTTACTTTTATACCTTACATATTCTAAGGTCAAGGGTTGAGTCACGATTTCAGGCATCAGGGTCTTGAGAGTTTTAATTCCCATTCCTCTTATTCCTGCTATATCGTCGGAAGGATCCCCACATAATATTTTAACCAATTTGATATTTTCGATTAAAATTTCTTCATGGTTGTACACAAAGGTATCCTTTGGTTTGTACAATTTCCGATGAGAGGGATTATAAAGTTGTGTGTTTTCTGAAACCAGTTGTGTTAAATCACCATCAGATGAAAATATTATTTTCTTTTCATTTGGGGAGTTATGTACATAATAGGCTATGCCATCATCTGCCTCACAAAATTCAAATTCACCCTGCCTAACATATACTTCTTCCAAATATTGTTTAATTCTATTTCTCTGATAGAGATAAGAACTTTTTTCTTCTTCGGTTCTGAGTTTTTCTTTCCGTTTTTCTTTGTAATGACTATATATTCTCTTTCTAGAAAGAGAACCCTCATCACCATCCCAGAAGACCACAATCTTATCTAAATGATAATTTTCAAACGATAATCGAAGAGTATTGAGGAAATGGAATATCCCCCCAATATGTTCTCCCTTATAAAAATAATTTTTAACCCCGTAAAACCCAATGGTTAATAAATTATCACCATCAACAAGTAAAGTTGGCATTTGCCGTTATTTTTTCGTTACTACTCTTCTGTTTCCATTACAATTCTCGCATCACCATCATCCAAAGATACACCTAATCGCTCAGTGATATACTCTGCAGCGAACTTTTTGTATTCGTCGATTGATTTCTTTTCATCTGTCTCACCTCTAGCTTTCATAAAATCATGAGCTGTCACCAATATTTTACCATCTTCATAACCAAGACCATTGACATGATTTTTCATCACACTAATTTTAGTTCTAGTAGCAATTTTAACTTTCCTACCATCTTTAGTGATTGATATTTTCGTTATCCCCGCATTTTTCTGATTTCCAAATAAGAAAACTAATGTTGAATTTAACCATACAGCCTCGCCACCTTTTGCTTTGATTTTAGGTTGACCGAAAGGATTATCTGGAATTTCAACCCAAGGCTGATTACAAATAACCATTGTATTAGTAAACTTTCTATCTGATCTTCTTGAACCACTAATCCTCTGGTTTATTCCCATTCCTATTTTATCCGATAATGTAGACGCGTTATGTTGTTTTCCACCCTTACCTTCAAAGGTCATTTTACATGGAACAGATCCTACTGAGTCCCATAGAAAACATAGGTCATAGTCGAGTTCACCTTTTTCCTGTGCAGTTAATAATTTATTTATATAATCCGTGATTTGTTCGATATAATCAAAATGATTATTGAAAAGAAAAAAACCATCCCAACTCCAACCACCATCTTCTTTATTTTCCACTTTTTCACATTGAAGTCCCATGAGTAATGCATGGAAAAAATCCCATTTTTGTTCCGTAATTAAAAAAACAGGTAATATACCTTTCTTTTGAGCATCTATTGCTGTTTTTATTAATGCGGTTGTTTTACCTGTATCTGTATGCCCAAGAAGCATATTTAAATGACCCATAGCGGGACCAGGAATTCCGCAAGCGTCTAAAAAAGCATCACCTAAATCAAAGAATCTATCAGGTTTAAATGACGCATTATCTGAAAATTTATTTTTAATTGCCGAAAAATCTGTTTTTTTGATTGCCATTTTATGTTGTTTTTAGTTCATTTATTTTTTCATGATCTTCAATCATGTTAATTGCGTCGAGAACTGTTGTTGGTTTTTTTGGTTTGTGCCATTTTTGTGTTGAACTATTATAATATTCACTAACCAATTGTTCGTTCATAAGAACATCCTCATCTGTCGGTACATTGTGTTCAAAAATCACACAATACGCAGTAGATCCACCTTTCGCAATTACTTTACTTAAATCTTTAAACAATCTACGTTGTCCTGTTGTTAACTCCACACCTTTTACTTTCCCTTCAAACCAAACAAACAGTTGTGTTCCGTATGCCATTACACCATCTATGTCCGTAGGTCTTATATTTCTAATTCTTTTTATA